TCGAAATCTGCGCCCCGTTCAACGCCTGATCCTGGACCGCCTCGGCCGCCGGCGCGGCGCCGGTACCGGCCGCCTGGTCCGCCGCCCGGCCGGCCGGTTCGTCGCCGTCGGGCTCCCCGGCCCCCGGGGCCGCCACCCCGGCCGAGGCCGGCGGGACGTCCCCCCACGGGACCGGCGGGAATTGCTCTTCCGCCCTCACTTCGTTGATGGTCCTGGTGGCGTTCTTCACCTTCATGTCAAAGACGGTCGCGTCATCCTTTTCGTCCCGCGTGACCGCGTTGTCAAAGGCGAAGAAAAGCCGCTCGTCCACCGGCCGGGCCCATTGCTGGGTTAGCGCCGCGTCCACCAGGCAACACCGCGGGGCAATGCCGTAATACTGATGCTGGTGGGCACTCTCCCGGGCCGTCGCGCGGTTGGAATTCTCCGTCTGCAGGAGAGAGATAGGGACGTCAAAGCAGTTCGCGCACAGCAACCTTTGTTCCTTCGTCAGCTCGAGCCCGCCAAGGTCCACGGGGGAATAGGTGAGCTGTTGGAAATTCCACGCCCCGTCGACGAACCAGATGCGGCCCTTCCGCTGGCGCGAAAACTTGTTATTAACGTCGTCTTCCATCCGGTCCCGCGCCGCCTTGTCCGGGCGGTTCATCGGGTCTTTCGGGGTGGCGACGGTTTCCGGCCGCGCCCCGCCCTGCAGAATCCCCTCCACCGACGCGGTGTAGTAATCGACCAGCGCCGTCTGTTCGTAGCACGCGTGCAAGGGCGCGAACGCCGAAAGGTACGGGTCCCTCATGGACACGAACCGGACCCGGACGATTTCCTTGTTGTCGAACGTGTCCCCGAAGTACCGCCATTTCCCGATCAGCTCTTGCCCGTCGGGGGTCTTGACCGGGTAGAAGTATTGAGGCTGTAGCGGCCAAATCTCTTTACTGGCCCACGTCGGATCGGAAAGCCCGTCCGCGCCGACGGGCCGCGTCGGAAACAGGTAGGCCGCGCCGCACACGTCCAGGCACGCGGCGATATACATTAGAAACGTCGGCTTGTCGAAATAGGGGTTAGGCCGTTCGATCGCTTCCAGGAACGGGTGGTCCAGGATCTCATCAATTTCATCGCGGGTGTCGACCGACCGGGAGAGCGGGACGGGCCGGTCAAAGCGCAGGTATTTCTGGACCTTGTCCGAGGCCCGCCGGAACCGCCGGTTCGGTTCGTTATCCCCCTGGCGGCGGACCGCGAAAAGACGGAGCGGGACCTTGGCCAATCCTTTTGCATTCAAGCTTATGCACGCATACGCAATGGCTTTGTACGCGTTGACCAGCTCGACGGGTGTCGGGGGGCGCTTGGAATGGTACGCGTCCAGCCACGTCGGGCCGCCGGCGCCGTACCCCAGCGAACCGGCGTAAATGCCGGAAGGCATGCCGCCGCCGCCCGGCCCGAACGCGGCGCGCTCGGCCGCGGCCAGGGGCGCGTAATCCTCGGCCGAGGCCAGCGCGGCGTGTCGGCTCATGGGGTGCGCTCGAACCCGGTGGACAACAGGGCGGGGTTGTGGGCCGTCACTTCCGAGGCCTCGGGCCATTCCGGGTGGCGCCGGCGGCCGTCGAACCACGCGACCCGGTAGGTCACGTGGCCGCCCTGTTCAACCATGACTCCGGTTACCAGGCCCCGGAATCCCGCGTCCGGCCCGATGGCGGCCGTGGTACCGGGCGGGATGACAGACGAGGGCGGCGGGTCAGCCGACCTTACCACTCGTCCGCCTCGGCCTCGGCCTGGCCGGTGGCCGCGTCCGCGGGGTCCAGGCCCGGGGGCGGGCCGAACGCCATGCGCTTGACGATCGTGTCCCGCTGCGTGACGACGGACTGGCCCTTGTGGTTCTCATGGACCAGGTGGCCGCCGCTGATCCGGTGGCGCTTGCCGGAGGGGTGGAGCAGCTTGCCCGCGGCCAGGACTTCGGAATCGGGGAACTCCGGCAGCTCGGAATCGGCGGCCGGCGGGGTCGGGAGGGTCTTCGCCATGATGCGGGTCCTGTCAGGTTTGGTCGGGTTGAGACGTCTTTCGTCGGGTCTGGTCGGGTTTACCGGACGATCGGGCCGGGCCGGTACCCGCCGCGGCCGTCGGGGTAAACGAGCTGCGTTTGACGCGCGATCGGGACGGCCTCGGTGCGGGCCCGGTGCGCGGCCGCGTCGGCCGCGTCCCGCACTTTCCAAAGGTTGCGCTCGCGCCACGCGTCCAGCATCCTTTCCCGCTGGACGACGTCGGCGCGGTAGGCCCGCTGCCGCCGGCCCACCAGCTCGGCCCTGCGCCGGGCCGAGGCCTCGGCCGCCTGGTGGGCCGCGACCACGCCGCGGGCCTTCCGCCACGCGGCCAGGCGGCCCGGGTCGACCGGGCCGCGCTTCTCACGGTGCGCCTGGTCGCGGCGCATGTAGCGGTCCGGGTCGCGCCGGCGCCGCTTCTTTTTCCGCGGGGCCAGGCCCGCGGGTTCGATCCCGAAGGTTGCCAGTAGCGCGGCTAACGGGTCGGTCGCTCTCAATCGTTGTCCCCCCACCAGTACGGGTTATTCAGGTCCCGGTGTTCTTCCCGCCGCCTGGCCTTTTCCTCGGCCTCGAGGCGGGCCAGCTCGTCCAGCTCGGCCGCCGTCGGCACGCGCGGCGGCGGGGGCTTGACCAGGCGCCCGCGGTCCAGGCCGACCACCAGGTACCGCAGCGCGTCGCACGCGTGATTGTCGACGTCGACCGGGTCCCCGTCCTTATCGAAGACATACCCGCCGGCCTCCCGGATCAGGTTGATGCAGCGCCTCGAGACTTTGAGACGCCCGGTCCGGATGCGTTCGTTGACCTTGTCTATCCCTTCGTGTTTGGGGTGTTTCCCCAAATGCACGCACGGGGACGCGTTGAAACCGCCGTTGTTCAGCTCGGCGATCGACTCCGGCCGCGACGGGTCGCACCAGTACCGCGACACCGACCGGGGGAGCGCTTCGGCGTGCGTCGGCAGCGTGACGCCGGAGACGTACCGTTCGGCGTGGACCCACAAACAATCATCGTGGTCCAGGGTGCCGATTTCGGCCGCGAACGGGTTAGAGAAACCGAAGTCGATCCCGCCCGAATCGGTCCCCGGCGGCGGGTCAAACGGTTCGACCACGCAATCTAATAAGCCGGGGTAGCAAAGGCCCTCCGGCTTGACGTCCCAATCGCCCCCCAGGAGTCGGGCTTGTTCGACGGGCGGCAGCGCCTGCAGGTTCCCCAGGTATTCGGGGTTCAAGGCCATGCCGATACGGTTGTCCCATATCAGCGCCTTGACGAACGTCAATGACTTCGGCAGCCGGTCCGGGAACCGCCCGGCCAGCTCTTCCCGGGTACGGGCCCAAACCAGGTCCCCCTTGACCCGGACGAACCAACGCAGCTCGCCGCTGCGGGCCGGGTCGGGGTGGTCTTTTGCGACCCATTGCGATAGCAGCTCCCGGACCCAACCGGGTTCGGGGTTCGTGGTCGCGCGGACGTAGGGCCGGACGCCGCACAACGAACGGTTCCGGCTCAACAGGTACCAGAATTGGGACGCTGTGAAGTGTGTTAATTCGTCGAACCCAAGATAAGGGACCTGCGCCCCCTGCCAGTTGAGTTTGTCCTTTTCGTCTTTCAGGTGGTGAAACGAAACCCTGGACCCGCCCGGAAACGTCCACCGGTGGTCCCCGACCGTCGGCACGCCGCCGGCCGGCGCGTACTGGCCTAGCGACTCGTCCCAAAGGCCGCCCGGGTTCGTGACCTGAACTGCTTCCCGCCGGAAGATGACGCCCGCAAACTGGGGGTTCTCCCGGTGCCGGAGGGGTTCATAAACGAGCGCCCACGTTTTGCCCCCGAAAGCGCCGCCGCCGTAGACCGCGATGTCCGCGGGACTGCTAAGGAACGTCTCTTGCGGGCCCGGCTGGGGGCGCAGGACCCGGCGGAACGTCGGCATTCTGGCGGCCGTTGTCGGGGAAATAGAGGACGGTGGACACGGGGTTGCCTTGCGACGTCAAATCGGTCTGGACCTTATCCCCGTAGACTGACCGGCGGTGGGCTTTGAGCAGGAAGATAGCCAGGGTGTCCGAGTATTCCCGGATGCCACCGCACTTCTCCCCCTTGTAATAGACCGGCTTGACGGTCCCCTCCCGGGCCCGGCGGTAGGCCTCCCCGACCAGGTCATCCGTCGATTCTTCTAACGCGGCATCCCACGCCGCAGCGAATTCGGGGTCCGCCTCCCGGGCCTTGTAAGCCCCGGCCCGGGTGACCCGGGCTTCCCGGCACGCCTGCGCCACGTTCGGGGTGAGTGCCAGACTGGCCAGGAAATCGACCTGCCATGCTTCCGCCGCCATGGCGATTCCCGCCTCTTTTCAGGCGCCAACCGAGCGCCAACCGAAACGGGATTACGCCGCGGGCCGGCCGTCGGTGCGGGCCGGGCGGGCCGGCTCGGCCTAATGACGCTGTTCTTCCCGGCGCCGGTCGGCCGCGGACCGCTCCCGACTCTGGCGGATGTCCTCGGCCATCTTGAACCACGAAAGGTACGCGCCGGCGCAGCTCGCCGCGATGAGCAAGAGGGGCGGGACGAGCGCCCACCCCGGGCCGTGGCTGGAAAGTTGCTCGAGGAACCACACCAGGCCCGACCCGGCCGAGGCCGTGGCAAAGGCGAAAACTCCGGCGTGGTGCCCGGCCGCGGGGTCGTGGTGCATCGGGGCCTTCCCTTGCTCGAGGGGGTTGGTTGCCGGGGCCGCGGTCCGCGATCAGTCCGCGCCCCGGCTGGCGGGGTTCGTTTCCGCTGCGGCCGTTTGCCCCCGGCCGCCGTCCCGCGGTCCGCCGGCACTGTCCGCCGGATCCGGCGCGCTGCGGGCCGCCTCTTGGGGAGCTCGTTACGCCGCCCGGCTGTCGCGCTGCGCCAGGGGCTACGGGGCCGGCGGGGTGGCGGCGCCCGGGCCGGTGGCGTACTGTTTCGCCCACGTCGCGGCCTGGTGCGCGGCGAACACCGCGACCGTGCCGAGGGCACGCCACGGCGGGGGCAGGAACGGCACGGCGGCGGCGCCGTAGGTCGAAACCAGGGTGAGCGCGCCGTACGCCAGGCCGGACGTCAGCAGCGACTTGCCGAGGCCGCGGCCGACGTCGGCCAGGGACGGGCTGGTACCGGGCGGGGTGGTCGCCGCGGAGGGGGCGAGCAGGACCAGGGGGTTCAAGGGGGGAGCTCCGGAAGTGCCCCGCGGGCCCGTCAGTCGGCCGCCGGCGCCGCGGTGATCGTCAGGTCATAGTCCCCGGCCGCGGGGACGGAGATTCGGACCCGGACCGCGCCGCCGCCGGGCGCCGGCGGGACGGCGGGCCCGGGGCCCGGGGGGGTCGGTGGGGTGGCCGGCTGCGCCGCCGGCGGCCCGTAGCGGGCCACGGCCTCGGCCACGTCGGCGGGCTGTGGTACCGCAAGACCGGGCGTGTAATACGGGTTCATGAGGTTGGAACCCGGCAGGTGTGGTAACCCGAGAGCGTGGCCGATTTCGTGGGCCATGACGGCCAGGAGCATTTCTTTCGTCCAGCTCTCGGCCGCGTTGAAGACCTGGTGGATCTGCGCCGTCGCCGGCACGCCGCAAGGCAGCTCGGAAAGGGCCAGGATCGTGTTCGACGCGTCGAACCCGTCCGCCGCGCCCCGGCCGGTTCGGCCGAGGACGTTGACGGGGCCGCCGGGGACGGCCGCCGCCGGTTCGACGCCGCAGACAGCGGCCCAGCTCGCCCACGCCTGGTCGTACGCCGCCGCGACCGTCGCCGTGTCGAACCCGCTGAACGCGAACGCCTGCGCGTAGGTCACCGCTTTCATCGGCCACGCGCACTCGGCCGAAGAATCCGCCATGAAGTCCGGGTGCCCGCACCGCGGGAGCGCCAGCCGGTCCGCCGTCGGGCCGTCCACCGCTCCGGTCTGTTCGAGCCCGTGGAACGCCTGGAAACTGCGGACCGCCGCGGAAAACTTGCCTTCGTCGGCCAGGGCGTTGACGAGCGCCGCGCCCGTAAGCCCGGCGAAGTGGCCGAGGCGGGACAGGGCGCGGACGGCTCCGAAGACGTTCACCCGAAACCCCCTTGGCGGTAACCCAGTCGGACCGCGACGTAAAGGTATTCGCAATCCGTCATGAATCGACGTTTGTACTTATCCCGGTATTCGGCCGTGGCCTTTAGCCACTCCGTTTCGGCCGGGGAGTATTCCCGCAACCCTTCGAACGCGTCGGGGACGGGGGGTTTCGGGGCCGCCTCCCGTTTCCGCCGGGCCGCCGCCGCGCCGCGGGCCGCCCGCGCGGACCGCCCGGCCGCCGCCGCGTCCGCCGGCGGGGGCGGGGGCGGGGGCGGGGGCGGGACGTACCGCCGCCGGGCGATGTCGATGCCGTTGGCCCGGGCCGTGAGCCGCGCGAACCTGGCGCTCACTTCCGCCTGGCGGGCCGCCTCGGCCGCCGACTCCCCGGCCCGCAAGAGCTCGAGGACCCTGGCGCGTCGCTCCGGGCCGATCGTCGCGGCCTGCGCGGACCCCCTCGGCATTTTCCACCCCCCGCTACAAGGGGCCGGCCGCCCCGGTTGAGGAACCCGGTTGAGGAACCGCCCCGCCGCGCGGCGCAAGTCACGCGGCCGGCCGGTCGTCCGTCGGGGTCGGTGTTAAATTTCCGGTTAAGGAATACCTGCGCTTGATTTGACTGATGCGGCTCTTGTGGAGGCCGAACGCCGCGGCCACGTCCACGCCGCGCATCCCGCCGCGGAGCGCCGCGAGTATCGCCATGTCCCGGGCCTTCCGGGCCTGTTGCTTGCGCGTCATGACGCGTTCCCCCGGGCCGCCGCCGCGGCCGCGCGGCGGTGCGCCGCGATGGTCCCGTCCCGGCCCCACCTGCAACACCTGGCGCAATAGGTGTCCGGCTCGAGCCGGAGGCCCTTGCACGCCGAACACCGGAACCGCCGCCGCGCCGCCAGGGCCTTCCGGTCCAGTCTCTTCCCCGCGACCGGGGCCGCCCGCTCCCGCCAAACCGTTTCGGACCCGGTCAGGATGAGGCGGGGCCGCGGGAACCGGTCCGCCTCGAGGGGGCCCCTCGGCCGCCACCGCCCGGACTCTTCCCGGTCCGCCGCCAGCTCGGCCGGGCCCGGGGACGGGTCGGGCGGGTCATACCCTTCCGGGGTCGAGGACCCCGCCGGCGGCCGGCCGGGTGAACACCGGGGCGCCCAAACCGTTCGGTATCCACGTTCGACGATATGAACGTTTAAGCCGTCGGCCGATAGCGGGGTGAGGGTGTACGAAACCGAGCCGGGGCGGGCCCACTCCACTATCAATCCGTTGATGATAAGATCATCTATGACGGGTGACAACCTTTCGGGCTGCCAGCCGAGGACGGCCGCCAGCTCGGCCGCCCCCGACCAGGGGCGCGCGCCGTCGACAACCGCCCCCAGGACGGCCCCCCAATCGGTAAGCACGGTATATCCCGCCCCCGGGTGCAACGTCTTCGATGCTTAACCAGTCTCCCCATCTTAACATAGGGCGTTCCGGGAGGGTCCCGCTACCGGGTTGCGCGATTGTTGGATATTTCGTACAGTACCGGACGGTCCTGGACATGATGGGCGCAGGGGCCCGCGTAGGCCCCCCAAACGTTGCGACTTAGCTAGACTACGGGCGCATCCGCAACCTTGCTAAGTCGCACGTTTTGCGTCTTTTTCCAGCCTGTTTCCCGCGTATTCCGGGGGGTCCCATGCCGCGCGCCGTCATCTATCTTCGAGTGTCGACCGAGGACCAGGCCGAGAGCGGGGCCGGGGAGGCCGCGCAGCTCGACGCGTGCCGGGCCTGGTGCGACCGGTCCGGCCTCGAGCCGGCCGGCCCGCACCGGGAGCAAGGGGGGCTTTCCGGCGCCACCCCGTTCGACCGGTGCCCGGGGCTGATGAACGCCCTGGCCGGGCTGCAGCCGGGGGACGTGCTTTTGGTCCAGAAACGGGACCGCGTGGCCCGGTCTCAGACCAAAATCGCCATGCTCGAGGCCTTGCTACGCAACCGCAAATGCCGACTCGTGAGCGCGTACGGGGAGGGGACCGACGCCCCCGACCCGTCGGACCCCATGGCCTTCCTGCAGAGGGGGTTGGCCGACCTTTTCGCGGAGTATGAACGCATCCTAATCGGTTGGCGGACCCGGATGGCGCTGGCCGGTAAGCGCCGCCGGGGGGAAAGGGTGGGCAGGGTCCCGTTCGGCCAGGTCCTGCTGGACGACGGCCGCCGGTCCAAGCGTGGGAACCTCCCGAACGCGCTGGCCGAGTCGGCCGAGGAAATCAACGTCCTGGCCAGGATGATCGAACTCCGGCGGAACGGCTGGGCTTACGGCCGGATTGCCGAGGCCGTCAACCACTGGGGTTACCGGACCAAAGCAGGGAAGCCCTGGCAAAAGTCGTCCGTCGCATACGTCGTTTCCAAGCATATGCACAAGGAACTAGAGAATGCAGCGCCGCCCCCCCCGCCGGCAACCGCCGGCCCGGCGTAAGACGATCGCGGACCAGCTCCGGGAGGCCGTCCTTAACGACGGCCGGACCGACGGGGCCATTGCCGAGGCCTCCGGCATCGACCCGGCCGCGTTCGGCCGGTTCATGCGCGCGGAACGTTCGTGGACGCTGACGGTGGCCGACCGCGTTTGCGCGTCCCTCGGCCTCGAGCTACGGCCAGTCGTAAGACAGGACCAGCGAACCCGGCGGGATCGCAACCAGGTCAAGGCCCCTCGGCACGCGTAGCGGCCGTTTCAGGTCCCCCATGGCCAGGACCTGGCCGGGGACGCCGCCGACTGCGGGCTCGGCCAGGAAGACGGACCGGACCGTCCCCCAGTCGGCGGCGGGCTTGCCGAAGACGACGGGTTTCAGGTTGGATTTGACCCCAACGATCCCCCAGCTCGGAAAGACCGTCTCGTCATTGGGGAGGCGGACCCGTTCGTAGCTCCAGTGCGCCGGCTCGACCACCAGGCCGCCGCCGTTGGCCGGGACGGTCGAAAGCCCGACGTCGATTTCCAGGGGGCCGACGTAGGCGCGCCCGCCTAGCAGCGCGTCGTACAGTCGGCCCATGGCGTAGGTCGTGAGCGCGGCCGGCATGGGGGGTATGTCCGGGTTGTCGGTAGCGTGGCCGGTAAAACCGGACCCCCGCTCCCGGGTAGGTCCCTTGCGGGCCGGGCGCGGGGGCCAAAAGGATGTTCTCGGGCCGTCGGGTGCCGGGTTCAAGGGTGCGTGACGGGTGGCCCGCTAACCTGACTTTCGTGGCGCTTTCAGGTTGTGCGTTCGAAGAGTGGGGTTCTGGAATCGAACCAGCTCGTTCCCGGTATTTGGCCGGGTGGGCACCATTGCCCGTCCCCCACGGTTGCACGCCCGGGAGTTGAACCCGGTATCTGTAGGTTATGAGCCTACCGGCTTGCCGTTTGCCCTGCGTGCGCCTCAATCCTGGACCACGAACGCCGGCGCGTCAAAAAACGCCGGACCGGGGGAGGCCATGCATACCCCCCCGGCCCGGCGCGATCACGGACCAGGTCATCCGAACCCCCGGCAGCATCCTACGGGGGCCCGGTCCTATCATCGGCCGTTCACCGGTGCAACCTGAACAGGCCCCACGGCGCGCCCGCGCCTTGCGGTGTCGCGGTGACCGGCAGGGTGTAGGCCTGCGCCGCCTGGACCGCCGGGGCCAGGGTGACCGGCTGGACGACGGCGGCCGACGGCTGGACCGCGACGGTTTGCGCCGGGATGAGGACCCACGGGTGGCGTAGCGGCTCGAGCTGCGCCCCGAAGTTACCGACCGCCCGCCGGAGCTTGCCCGGGTGCCGGACCTCCCCCGCGACCACCGACGGGGCCGCCGGCGCCGCCGCCGGGATGGACAGGGTGACGATTTGCGGCGGGGGCGCCGGCGGCGCGGTGTCGGCCAGGACCCGGAGGGTGACCTGTTGCGGGGTCGCCTGCGCCAGCGCCACCTGCGGCGCGGTGTCGGCCAGGACCCGGAGGGTGACCTGTTGCGGGGTCGCCTGCGCCAGCGCCACCTGCGGCGCCGGCGGGGCTTGCTCGGCCGCGGCCGGAAGCGACGGGGCCGGCGGCGCGGGGGCCGGCGCCGCGACGATCCCGCCCGCGACCGGCGGCGGTGGCGGGGCCTGGTCGTCCTCGGCAAACGCCCCTGGTGGGCCGAGGAACGAGACGAGCATCAACGCCGTGAATGCATGCGTGCGCATTTAATTTTCCCCGGAAGGTCGGTGGGCTGGCCGTTCGGTCCCCAGGTACAGCCTAACACCCACCCTATCGGCCGGCGGGGCGGTCCGGGTTCAGGTGATAACGGTTAGGCGCCTTGTTCCGGCGGGGGAATGGGCCGGCCCGCGGGGTGAGGCC